GGCGGCCTCGGCTTCTTTACCGGCTTGATTCTGGTTAGCGGCGTCTACGCCAGTTGCGATGAGACCTAGCCACCAACACATAATTGTTCCTTCTCTGCGACTAGAGATGCGCGCCAAAATCGGTGGAATGGTTCGCCCATCAGGCCCATCGGGCGTGGTTTCTCAATGGTGAATCCCAGCCAGCGTAGCCATTGTATGGTCTTCACGTTGCGCACATCGACCGCATTTTCCAGAAACATCGGCAGGCTGTTGATATAAGCGCGGCTCGTGCGAAGAAACGGCAGCGGATAGCGATCCACGATCGTGCCGACCACCGACCATGGAACACCGTGAGTCACATGCTCGACGCATCCAAACATCGCCGCCGGCTCACCGGCAATGAACAGGATGAATGATCGGCGCGAGTGCTCCATGCCGCCGCGCATGCACTCATCTGGCGTGACACCGAGTGCAGCAAGCTCATCGATATCCGATTGCTTGACCGTTGGCAGCAATAGCCACGTGTCCCCCGGCATCGCGTGACGCACGTAGGTACCGCTCATGTGCCGAGCTCAACATTGGGAAGGATGGCAAGGATCGTCGCCGGCAGTGGGGAACTCTGCCGTAACAGCACGCGCCCGCTATCGCTCCAAGTGCTATTCAGCACATACGCCGTCGCGACTCCGGACTGTGCCGCAGTGGGGTCGGTGTAATACTCGTCGGTCCGCGTGGCCACGTCCTCAAGGTAGGTACCGTCGGTACCGACCTGCAGCCCCACGGTATCCTGAACAACGACGTCGACACTCGGAATGACTTTGGCACGATCGCGAATGCTCTCAGTGGCGCCAAAGATCGTAACGTCCAGCGTCTCGGCCTCGGCAACATAGGGCAGGCCGATATGCACCACGCCCGCGGGGTTCGGCAGAGTGATCGAGCCGCCTGAAACAACCTCCTCATCCAGGACGGCACCGTCCGCACAGATCGCAACCGTTGCGCCCTCCAAATGACCGAGGCCGCTGAAGGTATCGCGCGCGAGTGTCCACGCCGCGGACGCCACCGCCTGCAGCGCCTCGGGCACCGGGGTCTGCAGCTCACCTTCGACAACCGTTGAACTCGTATATGCAGAGATGATGATGCGCACGTCATCAAACTGGATGGCATCACCCACATCAGTGGCCGCAAACAATGCGCTTGAGGCGGTCAAGGTGACCGTGTCGCCGCCATCGTAGGAGGCGCCTGAAATCGTGATCGTCGTGGCGGTCGTATTGCGGCCGTCATAGCTCAAGCCGCTGTCCACGAAGAATCCGTCGAGCTGATCGTCGAACTCTCGATCCGCCATCCGCTCTAGGTAGCGCACCGTCTCACCGTCAATGGTGCGACGGACAACCACATAGACCGCATCCCGCCCATCTTCGGGAATCACACAGACGCGCTCGAAATATCCGTCAGTGTCATGTCGATGCCAGCCGATGACCTGCTGCTCCGGCAGATACGTCAAGCCGACGAGCGCTCCATCACTACGCACGACCCACAGGATTCCGTGCGGATCCTCCGCGTAGTCCATGTCAACGATCGTTCGGCCGGTGCCGAAGAGATGGCGAGACAGCACCGTCAGCTCGTTGCCACCGTATTTGTCACGATCGAAGGCGTACAACAGCTCGAACAGCTGTTTGCCGCCACGACCTGCATACAGCGCCCCTTCATCACCCACTTCCACGGCACGAAGCGAGGCGGCGCCCTTATGGGATTGACGATAGAAACCGATCGTCGTCGGCGTCCAGGGCTCGCCGCGCCCGGGTGATGCCCAGGAGGAGGAGGCCGTCAGCGACACCAGCTGCTCGAGCGGGACCAACTCTGCAATCGCATTGACTTGACGCGCGTTGAGGGTCTGCGTGATGGCGTCATCATCGACCAACGGGCTCGACTCACCAAAGTTGTGATAGTCGCCTACTTTCGACGCCCACTGCGTCTGCGGCTGCCCCGGTGTATTCGCGAACACCAGGCGATCACCGTAATAGGTGACCACGGAAGGGTAGCCCTGCTGGTCACTCCACGCACCGAGCGCCCAAGTGCGGGTGATGTCGGGCGATACAACGGGGATATAAGACACTACGTCGGCGGTTGCGGTCGTGCCGCCGCCACCGATGGCGGTGATCGTGGCCACGCCATACAGCGAGTGCAGATACTCCCATTCGACGCCAGCCCGCGAGGCGAGATTTGCTATGGGATTGCCATCACCATCTGACTCGATGCCTTCGTCGTGCGACGGTCGCACCGTTCCGGTATAGGTGCCATCGGCGCCGGCTACGTCGTTCGTGGTACACCGATACACCTTGTCGAGCGATCGGCGTAACAGTCCCAGTGGATTGCCGCCCGATGCGACCAGTTGCTTGCTCGCTTCCCACGGAACGATCGCTGATACATCCTCGAGGTCCAACCGGACCTTTGAGCCGACATGCCCGGCGACAAACACCGCGGCCGAAGCCGTGATGGTGATTCCCGTGCCCGTCGCCGCACTGGCGGTCATGGAGATTTGAGTGGTGTTGAAATCAACGAAGGGTCCGTCGGTGAAATCCTCGATCGCGCCAAACTCAAAGTCTGCAGCACCGAGGCGCACAAACTCTGCCGGCGGATAATCCGGATGCACCAACGTCACCACATCCGCGGACTGGGTATACCGAATCGCCGCCAGATCATCCGACTCGTAATCGGTGGTAATGGGCACCGAATAACTGATGGTGCCGCCGCTCGTGTAGCTGCCCGAATTGGATGTGGTGGGCTTGATCGTGAATGTCGTAGCGCTCGGCACCGACAGTACCGACCAGTTGCCATTGATGGCGTAGCTTCCCGTCGCAACGACACCGCTGATGGATATCTGTTGAGAGACAGACAGGCCATGTGCGCCGCTCGTGGTCACAACGCGAGAATAGGCGCTGCCCGTGAACGAAAGCGTGACGCCGGTGATGGTGAGCGCAGGTCCCGCATCGGCGACAAATGAACCGTTCGAGTAAACCTGAATCAGACTTTCTTGCAGGACGAGGATGTACGTCTGTTCGGTTGAGAACACGAACGGAACGAGTAGCGCCTCACTGTCTGCATTGAGGGCGGCGACAAACTCAAACCCTGCCCGATTGCTGATACCGCCGGTCGCACGCACGAAGAAGTTTCGGCAGGTCCGGAGCGCCGTTGCGTATCGCGCAAGGTCAACGCGCATCGCAAGCGATGGGCTGATTTCTCCTGATGAGAAAGAGACTTGTGTGAGCTTCGTCACAAACTCACATCCGGCAGCTTATCGATGGTGACTCCGACACGGAGTCGCCCACCTGCTCATTTAGTTCACGCGCGCCCAGGAGCGAACGCCAGAACAGATATTCGTTGCGCGCTTGTGCGACGAGGTCTGCCTTAGCCTTGAGCGGACCACCCACTTCCATTGCAAGCCTCCATGCGAGCACCGATACGAAGTCAGGCGGAAATACTGCGGTGTTGGTGACGTCATAAGTAACAAACGCATAGGCGCTGCTGATGTCCGAGAGGATGACGCGGCCAGCCCCATCCGTGCGCAACGCAATCTTAAACGGTTGTTGCGTACGTCGAAGCAGGTCGTATTGGCTCCAGTCAATCGCACGGCTGCTCGACCATGAAAGTATGCTGCGAATGCCCTGCGCGTCGGATACCTGAGAGACGTTCAGCGCGTTCGTCGGATAGGTGTAGACATAGGCCCACCCCGGGAACTCCTGATCCGCCTCTTGCGCCAGCGCGATGGCAGTGGATGCGAATCCGTACGGGAAGGCTTGGAGCACTTCGCGCCGACACTGGTTATAAAACCGATTGCATAGACGAGCTGGCGCGCTCTGCTCAGACAATGAGGCGATCGCCTGACCGACAGCGAGGCGCCCCAGAGAGAGATTGGCGATGTCTGTCGAACTGCTCATTTACGCACTCTTCGTCTCAAGACGATGATGTTAGATCCGCCGCTTCCCGGCGCCGGCTCCGCCCCGGTGGTCGACGTGAAAGTGTCAGTTACGCCGCCAACATCGAGCACCGTATCGGTGGCCGTCTCGTAGCTTGCGCTTGAGGTGTGGCGCACGCGGATCTGCTGACCGTTGGTGACGGTGCCGCCCGCGCTTGTCCAAGCGCCGCCATCGATCGAGTACTCACCGTTGGTGACACTGACAG